TGGTCTATCTGACTATTCATTATCGCTGGATTAGTAGGGCCTTGTGGCATTTGTGGCTGCAACCCTGCTGGTGGAACCATACCACCTTCTTGAAATGTAGCAGGTTGCATCCTAAAATCTAAAACCGGATACTGTGGATTTCCGCCTGTTACCCCTGTAGGTATTTCACCTAACGCCCCTTGTGTAATAGGAGGCGCAGGCATTGTTATTAGTGTTTCGATTGCTGGTGGTAAATCCAATGACACAGAGTCAGGCACAGCTGGACTTACTAGCTCAGGAGCTTGCATCATAGGATCAGTTGTAGGTTTCATTACCATGATTACCGTCCTCTCATTTGTTTAATTAAAAAATTAAGTGTAGCTCTCATCTCAGCTACATCGCCAGCTAAAGTCTGTACGTCTACAATAAGTTTCCGTACATCACTTAAATTAGCTAGATCATAAGCAGTGCCACTTATAGTAATAGTAGAACCATCACCTTTAGCAGTTACCTGCTGCATCTTTTGTTGACCCATTTGATTTACTGTAACTTGACCTTGAGTTATTGCTTTACTTACAACGTCAGCTTCACCACGAAGTCCAGTTAGAAGTTCTATGTTTTCTTTAACTGCACCAATAAGTACAGTTTGGTAATCTGTAAAACCTCCTTGCGGTACTGCTGGTACACTTGTAAATCTATTGGCTACACTCATGCTGTCCTCAATCCGTATGGGGTCTCACCTATATGTATTGCCCGTATTCTTGACGAACCTGACACCCCGACTTCAAATGTATCACTTCTATACCCCGTTGGCAATCTAAATACTTCGTCAGAACTTACTGTCCCTTGAAATATCAGTTGTTTATCAACAAACAATTTAAAGGTAACTGGTAACACACCTGTTGTATCTTTTTGAAAACGTGTTTGCCCATCCGCGTTAATAGCAAAAGCATTTAAAGTACCTATATTTGACACTCTAGCCCCAGCATCTGTATAATCTGTAGGCCCATTAACACAACCAAGTTGTATACTTTTAGCAAATATAGCGTTATTAAAAGCTGGTATGGCATTATTAAAAGCAATTATGTTTTCAGTCTCTGATCCGGGTGTTTCAAAATCTGCAATAACTCTAGCAGCACCAAGATTCATAAAATCTTTAGTGACAATAGTTTTTGATTTCCATTCTAATGGAGAAAGAACTTGTGCTTTATTGTCCCACTCATAAAGATTACCTTGGTCATCACCAATGTAATACATAATCCCTGTTTCATAATCAGTACAGGCAGCAGTAAACGTATACTGGATGCTTACAAAAAACCCACCTACTTTATCATCTCGTTCATAGATAAATGATCTACTAGAATGAGAGCCAAAATACTTACCATTATAATAATGGCCAACGAGAGTAGCAGGGTTGAGAGCTTCATTCCAAGTATCCCAGTCGTGGATAAGTTTAGTTACGAGGTCTATACCTTGTGAAGGAGCATAGGTAGCAAGCCCACCATGCGTTGCCCACATAACCCCATAACCCATGTTAACAACAGATTTTTTGGAAAGACATGGATATAACGTATCAATACGAGCAGACACCATAGTTGCAGGATCATTACCTGACACTTGATATGGATATTCTTTTGTAAGTACAAGAATAAAACCTTGTATAGATTCTATTGCTACAATGTCAGAATCAAACGTTAGCCTAAATCGTTCAGGCCAAGCATGTGGTTTATCAGGAAAAGAAAAACATAACTGGTTATCAAAAAAACCAATAAGAATATTATTATGGGCTGCACGAATACCTTTCATACCTGTAGGTGGTGGGTCGTTATCCTCAGAGCTTAGTATTCTAGACAAGCCCGATATAAGAAAATCATCTGTAAAGGTAAAACTACCTCCATCACCCCAATACCTAACAGCTACATCTAAACTTTCAGAAACATCATGGAACACTGTACCATTAGTATCAGCAGTTTCACCAACGACATTGTTTACATTTCCAGTATATGTAAACGTGTACTTATCAACAATAGATGCTACAGAAAATGAACCATTCATACTGCCGCTATCTGTAGTCATACCGGATAGTTTAAATCTATCATTAACAATAAAATTATGTGGCTCTGCCAAAGTTAAAGTAACTACACTACCACTTCGTGCTACTTTGGTGGTAGCTGTTGGAAACCATAATGTTGCCAGCTGAAAATACTCTGTAGCGGCTGCTGAAACAACAGTTCTATATAATCGTATACCTCGTATAAAATTTTGTGCAGGTGCGGAAGGTTTTGCAGTAGGTAAGTTAGTTACATTTACAGTCTGCCCTTCTTTAATATACACTTCGTTTGAAGGTAAAGATGGTATAGCTTCTTCATCCCAAGGTGTAACCCATGTGTAAACATATGTTCTAATCTGTGTATTACCTGCAAGTTCAGAACGACCAGTAGTATTTGCTGTTTTAGATACAGTGTCACCCGGGCTAAAGTATGTAAAATCTGTAGAATTAAGAACAGTAACTTCTACGTTTGTGGCATTAAAAGATTTAGCCTCATCTGACGTACCAAAATCTCTAACCGACACAACATTACCTGAGCGTAAGTTGTGAGATGATCCTCCATAAAATGTTGCAGTATTACCACTATCTCGCTCATAGTGTGTCGAACTTATAACACTAAATGTTACAGCAGTAGCTGTTGGAGTTGTTTCAGGTAATGGTAAACCAAGGTCGTAGTAACCGTTGGTTACAGGATACGGAGCACTTCCAGTAGTAGCTAAAGCGTAGTTAGACACTTTAGGTGTGCCATCGCCAGTATAATAAAATCGTTGTTCGGTATCTTCTGTGTTAGAAGTAGTTGTCCAAGGTGCAGATGCAGTAGCAATATCTACATCATTGAGGTATGTAAGGAATACATTGTTACCGTTAGTAGGATTAGTAAGCTTATATAGTGTTTGAATTGTGCCCGTTCGCCCGACATTCTCAATAAGCTTTGGAGTCCTATAAGGTATAAGATCACCAGAATACAGTTTAACATTGAAAGCATTTTGGGCAGCTCCATCAGGAAGTAACTCCGAAGATACCTTCGGAGCTTCCCCTAGAAACTTTGTTAGCTTTACTGACCCCATTATTTTTCAACCATTCCTAGCGCAACTTCTGTTGCCTCATTGTTTCGCCTAGTCCAACCTCTACCAAACGCATCAAAGTGATTTAGACCCTCATAAAAACTCTGCCTTACTTCTTTAAACTTTTCTATCATAAAATTTGTATCTTGCCCTAAAACAAGTTGTAGTGTCTTTGGCCCTATTACGCCGTCCGGCTCAGCACCACAACATTTTTGTATGCCTTTAGAACTTCTACTTACTCCAGAATTAACAGCCCAATCAAAAACAACGTAGTCTAAACCGGAAGGTAGTTCATCACAATTTGCTTTTATCCAGTAGTTGTTTAGATATATTGGAGCAACATCTTCTGGTGTAAGCTTCATCATATCTTGTTTATCAACTTCGTAGCCTAACCATTCTTCGTAAACACTTTTGGTCACCCCTAAATTAGTCATACCTCCGGGATCGCGTTCGTGATTTACAAATCCGCCTTCGTGCTTCAACAGAAGCTGTAGTGATTTATCAAAGTTTTCTCTCATTTAGTGATTCCCTTTTGCTTCTCATATGTCCTGAGTCCTCCGATTCCGAGCATGCCGCCCAAAACAGTTAGGAGTGTACCCATATCAAATTCAGGTAACTCAGGTAGTTCTGCACCAGCAAAAGATGCACCAAATATAATTAGGTCTTTGATTATAAAATGGTATGCAAAAGCAATCGCGCAGACCCAGCCAACCGCTGGACGCCAACCGCCTTTGAAAAGTGATCCAGAAGCTGCTTCAGCCTTATTAACTTCGATTTGGGCGAGCGCTATCTGCTGGGCATGTTTATCGGCCATCGTTGCCAAGTCGTGTGCAAGCTTTGCCTTTTGGTCTTTATCCTCTACAAACTTGTCAAGTAACCCAGTGACTGGCCCTATTAAACTTTGTAACATAATTACTCCTCAATAAGTTCTACTATATCATAACCGCCATCTGACTTTTTTTCCAGCTTTACTTTTAATTCTTTGCATTTCCACTGACTATCAAAATTTACACCGCCGTTAACATTACGTTTAATTGTCCTCTTTGTAGATAAACATTCTGATAGTTTATCATATGGGGTATACTCTATAGCTTCTCCATTACTATACAGAAGCAAAACAAAAACTAGCTCTATCATTGTTTTCCGTGACCATTGTTCCTTAGTTTCTCTATATTCTCTTCTATAGTTGTTATACGTTTTTCATAAAATTCCAAGGTCAATTTTTGTTGTTGGTCATATGGTGCTTGACCACTTTCTATTTGAGACTGTAACTTTTCTAACTCTTTAGCTAGATGCTCAATCAACATAAACTGCTCAGAGTCAGCAGGTAAACTACCCATTTCACCTCTAGGCCACTTAATACGGAACTCTGTGTTCTGCCCTTGATCTGCCTCCATCATAGTAATACTGGTTTCCATTTGGTTTAGCCGTTCTATAATCCCAAAATACGCCCATGTAGCAACGGAAGCTGCTGCCACCATAGTAATTATGTTTCTAAGTGGTAACGCAACTTCAGTATTTTCGTTTACTTTTGTAGCCATATCATTTGTTTATACCATTTATTTGTAAATTTCAGTACCATTTTTTACCTGCTGTAGTTTACACACAGCAGTAATTTTTTTCTTTTTTTCGCCCGGTATAGGGGGCTGACGCATCAACCTACTAGCAAAATACCTACACCTATTAACATCATACCAATAAGTTACTGGCGGTTGTAAGCTAGCGCCTGCATATACATATAACGCAAACACTGTAATCATTTCCCGTTCGTACTGCGTTGTGTCCAAGCAGTAGTGCCCATATATGTGGCAACCACGCCGCCGCCTGTAAGATAGAAAAGGTTACTGATATCAGCTAATGCGTTTACTCTTTCTATTGGTATAAAGAACATAGCTGCAGTAAATACACCCATCGCAATTAAAGAAAACCTAGCCATTCTAAGTTGAGCTAGGTTTTTTCTTGTAGCGTCTTCTGTTTGTTTGATTTCTTTAACGTGACCAAGTTCTTCATCAGTAACTATACCGTCACCGTCTTGGTCGTATTCGTCATATACAGATTGTTTTTGTAGTTTTTTTGCCATTAGATGATTCCTTTAAACCTTAGTAACCATAACCCACCTAATAAACCTCCTAACAAAAGTGCAAATATAAGTATACCTGCTATCCAAGTTTGAGACTTTTCTACAAACTCAGCCCACTTTCGTTCTCTTTCTTTTGCATCCTCTTGTCTTCGTTTTCTAGCTTCTACACAAAACCTTACATAGTCACTATGTAAACCGGGTCTGCCTAGATATATCATCATTTGTTTTAATTCGTTTTCTTTTTCCCTAATTTCTTCAAGAGCCATAAACTCTTCTAAGTCGCTTTCATCCTTACCAGTAAAGTTTGACCATATACTATTTTTTCTTTTGTTTGCATGTTTAGCTAGATCGTCTGTAGCATGTGTAAAAGCGGCAATCTGTTTACCAACAGAAGTTAGTTCACGACCATTTTCAACCGCCTTTCGTATGACGGCATAGGCCGCATTTGCTGCTGCTACATACTCTAACACAATCCATCCTTATTACTTTATTTTCTTACTGTTATAATGTTTCATTTTTAGATGGGTTAGCTTAGACATTGCGTTTACTGCTGCATTTTCTAAAGTTTTAACAACTGATCCACCGCCACCATACATTTTCTTTTTCTTTACTTCACCGCCATAACCATACATCTTTTTCTTTTTATCTTTCATCATATAACCCGGCATTTGATCACCTCCTTCAATTTATTAAGGTTAGTATTATTGATAACAATCCCGCAATCACAGCACCAGCTGC